ATTCAGGGGTTTAAAGCTGTCATTGGCAAAAGTGCGTGAATGATGAGTAGTAACATCCCGAAGTTGTATAATTCAAATGATGAGGAAATAACCGACCATTGGTTTTTGGACATGGTACATAGACCTAATCCAGTTCAAAGTTGGTCCGATGTTGTTTATTCTTTATCAGTCAATGACGCTCTTTACTCAAATGCTTTTGGTTATTGCCCATTAAGAGCGTTCAATCAAAGAAATTTATTTGTTCCATTGCCTTCAAATAAGATCCAGATAATGACTAGTGGAAAAACACTAAAGCAAATGGACATTGACGGGTTAATTAATGAATATAAATTCGAATATGACGATAATAAACTTGAAACATTAGCAATTGAGGACGTTATTTATTTGACTACAACGGACGGCATGAGTATTGTGAAACCTACAAGCCGAATAGATGCGTTAAAATATCCATTGAGTAACATCAAAGCGTCATATCACAAGCGAAATGTACTACTAGAAAACATTGGAGCAATAGGTATTTTATCGGCTCAAAACTCAGACTTAGGTGGTGCAATTCCAATGACTCCTGAAGAGAAAAAAGAGATCCAGAGAGATTGGTTTAACCGTTCAAAAGACGAAGTAATAATAACCGAAAGTTCTGTTAATTGGCAATCAATGTCATATCCTACTAGAGATTTGATGTTATTTGAAGAATTAACAGCCGACAAAATGGCTATTATTGACGCATACGGAATGAATGCAAATCTATTTTCAAGTGAAAAGGGTAGTACATTCAGCAACGTTAAGGACTCTATTCGGATGGTTTATACAGATACAATCATTCCTGAAACACAACAGATGTACGATTCAATTTGTCATCAATTAGGACTAGATAAAGACGGAATAAGAATTGAAGCATGTTTTGACCATTTAAAAGTATTACAAGAGGACGAACAAGTGAAATATGCAGCTGAAAAAATAGAGGCAGAAACAAGTAGTATAATGATTAACGATGTTATAAAACTTAATACAGCGATAGTGTCAGGACAAATGACAAGGGATAATGCAATAAATTCTTTAATTAGTTTATACGAATGTGATCCAGTTGTTGCGTCAAACTTAATAATTTAACTATGAAATCAAACACATACCAAACAAAAGGAGCGTCCGAAATAAAGGATATAAGCTCAGATAAACGTCAAGTGGCTGTATATTTAGCGAAGTTCGATAATATCGACAGCGACAATGACATGATTAAAAAGGGGGCGTTCAGTAAATCAATTATGGAGCGAGGTCCAGATAGTTCATCTAATCGTAAAATTGCATTCTTAAGATGGCATGATTGGGAAAAGCCTATTGGTAAATTCCTGACATTAGAGGAGGACGATTACGGTTTATTTGCTATAAGTCAATTGGGCAACAGTCAGATTGGCGAGGACGCATGGAACGATTATAACGATGGAATAATTCGTGAACATTCAATCGGATTCCAATACATTCAGGATAAAATGCGATGGATTGACGATGCGAATATTCCATCACAAGGTTACTACATGATCAGTGAATTAAAATTATATGAGGGAAGCGCTGTAACATTTGGAGCAAATAGCGAAACGAACGTTGTAGACGTAATGAAAAGCGAAGACAAGGTTGAAAAGGCGGTAAAAATATCAAACGAAATAGATTTATTAATCAAAGGACTTGCAAACGGTAAGGGATCGGATGAGCGTCTATTTGAAATGGAAATGAAATTAAAATATTTGAACAGTCAAATGTTAATACTCGCAAAAAGTGAGCCGTTCGTAAAAGAACATTCGCCAATTATCGAGCCAATAATAACACAGGAATTGTTCAATTGGAGTGATGTAATAAGTAAATTTTAAAAACAAAAACAAGAAAAAATGAGTGAAAATTTAACACCTGAACAAGTAGTTGAAAAAATCAACACTAAGTTCAATGAAACATTGGCTACAATGCCAACAAAAGCAGACCTAGACGGTCTTAAAAGTGATGTTGATGCCCTTAAAGGATTAGAGGCAAAGAGTCAAGAAATCGAAAAAGCTATTGCTAGATTCGAAGGTAAAATGGAGGCAATCTCTGAAAAAGGATTCAAGACAGAGCGCAAACCACGTTCACTTGGTGAGGCAATCTCTCAGGCTTATGTTGCTAATATCGACAAGATTAAGGACACAGCTGAAAAAGGTGGCATGATGACATTAGAGACTAAGGCTCTTTATGACACAACTATCGATGGTGACTATACAGGAAACATTGCATTGTCTACATTGGAGGCTGGCGTTTCTACAATTGCTCGTCCAATCATTAAGATCCGTGACATTGTTAACATGGGAACAACAGCGTCTAAATTCGTAACTTACATTTCTCAATCAGTTCAAACTGTTTCTGAATGGACTGACGAAGCTGGAGTAAAGGTTTCAGGACAGCCGTCTTATGAGGAAATCTCTGAAGAGGTTAAGAAAATCGCTGGAACTGTTAAAATTTCTAAGGAAATGTTAGCTGACTTGTCTTTTGTTCAATCTGAAATTAACAGGGACTTAATGGCTTCTGTTGACCAAGCTATTGAAAACGCTTTATTAAATGGAGCAATGGGTGGTATTACAGGAATTTTGACAAATGCTGTTAACTTCTCTGCTGGTACATTTGCTGGAACTGTTGTTACTCCAAACATCTCAGATGTTATTCGAGTGGCTATTGCACAAATCCAAAACGCTAATTTCGAGCCAACACACGTTGTTTTGAATCCTGAGGATGTTGCTTCAATGCAATTGACTAAAACGGCAACAGGTGAATACACTTATCCAATGTTCTTAATGGACGTTAATAGAGTGGCTAACCTTATCGTTGTTTCAACAACTAATCAAACGGCTGGAACGTTCTTAGTAGGTGATTTCAGTAAATCAAATGTTAGAATGAGAGAGGCAATGAACGTACAAGTTGGTTATGTAAACGATGATTTCCAAAGAAACATGGTTACAATCCTTGCTGAAGCACGTTTAGTTCAATATGTGAAAGCAAACGATTATCCAGCATTCGTTGATGGTAACATCGCAACGGCTATTGCTGCATTAGCGGTATAAAATAAATAACGGGGGTTGATATTCTTAACCCCCCTTTTAAATTTGCACAATGGAAAAAAAGACTCGTAAAAAAAAGGATATTGACGTAACATTAAACGTGAATAATGCTGAATTGAAAGTTAAAAGAGACATTCAAGGAATAGAAATTGACCTAGATACTCGAATAATTGACATTCATATTGACAAATCTGAGGGTGAAACAAAGGTTGAAATTGAAATTGACGACAAGGTTATTTATGAATTTGTTGGAAATGGAGAAAGTAAGCATTTACCAAAGGGAGTTTTGTTTAAAGTTACGGGTGAAATGTTAAAGCATTTTATCAAAAAAGGGTTTGGAAAACTAAAAAAGTAAGTAGATGTTTTTAACAATCAACGATTTTACAGGAAAATATCAGTTAAGTACTGGGATGTACGATGTGGCTAAGTTACAGGATTACATTGACAAGTACGAAAAGCGTTACCTAATTGAGTTATTTGGAGCGAAATTATACGATGAGTTTATAAGTGATTTGGACGTTTCAAACGTTCCTGTTTCACCTAACTTTGTAAAGGTTTTCAATCCATTTTACGAGAATGTAACGTTAAGACAATTGATAATTTCAGAGGGAATAATTGAGATGTTAAAAGGATTCGTTTATTTTGAGTATTCAAAGGATCTAATAAACCAAATGACTCCATACGGAAATGTTCGTCCAGTTAGTGAGAATTCAGAGCCTGTAAGCACGCTTTATTCAATGATTTATGCAAGGTATAATGAAGCAATAAAAAGTTATAAGGCAATCCAAACGTACATTCAGATTAACATGAATGCGCCAACAGGACAGGCTGTGTCTATTTCTTTGTTAAATGCTGGAGCTGGTTATTTAAATGCTTTTGATGTTCCAACAACGGCTGTTCATGGAAGTGGTTTAACGCTGGATATTTCAACGGATGGATCATTGATTGAATCAGGAGCAATAAACCAATTAGGGAGCAACTATCAAATAAATGAGGTTGTAACTGTAACTGGAGGAAATGGCTTGGGAGCATTTGTGATTGGAGCAATTGGTAAGGGAGATTTTAGTACGTTTAATGGTCAACAAAAACAAACATCTTACTGGATATGACGGATTTAATTAGTCAGCACGTTGGGGATTTGGTAGCTCAGATTGACAATACAATGCAAGTTGTATGGAATAACGCTGAGCAAAGAGGCGAGGTTTGCAAAACTAAATGGTCCAGAAAAGGTAAAATTGTAACTGTTGGAATTGATGCGTTTATAATTGACGAGGTTGAGCCGAATGAATGGATCAAAGTAAGTCAGGTCCCACCCCCAACATTTGAGGGTGAAGCATTGTTGCCTGTTCCGTTTTACATTCATGGAACAAAGAAAGCGACAAACAGAGAATGGACGTTATCTTCAAACAATTTGCTTAATAAAACACCAATTATTTGGCTGTTAGGTACGTTAAATTATAAGCAATTTGGACGAGAAAGCACAAAGGATTTTGAAAGTTCTTTGCGTATATTCTTTTTAGATGAAACGGACGTTGTTAATTATTACACAGCCGACCATGAAACGAATGTTGTTTATCCAATGGAACAGTTAGCAATGGAGTTTATTGAGACCATAAACAAAGACAGAAATTACAAAACAATAGAAGATTGGGAGATTATCGAATTTACGAGGTTTGGAGTTGAACAAGAAAACGGAATGTTTCAGAACATTTTGGACGCAAATTTATCAGGGGTTGAGTTGAGAATAACGCTCACAAAGTATAAGAAAAATTGTAAATGTTAAATAAAAACAAGAAAAAATGAGTATAGGATGTAATTGCGCAAGTGGATTAAGTAATACGGGAAGACCGAATTGCGTATCACTTCAAAGCGTAACAAGTAAATTAATAATGGTTCCTTTGTTTGGAACTGACGGAACGGCAAACTTTTTAGATTTGTCAGCTCCATTGCCTACATGGGCAGATTTAGTAAATGAGGCTGACGCTTCAAAGAGATGGTTCCCATTACCAAACTTTGAGAATGTAGAGTTGCCGAAAGCTGACTCTCAATTCGAAGAGGCGAATAGTGGCCGTATGGTATTCCTTAGACAAGGAAAACGTTCTTTTGCTGGTGAATTATGGGCTGAAGATTCAACACCGACATTGTTGGGTAAATTACAAAACAATCGTTGTGTTGATTTCGGAGTTTATATCGTTGACGTAAACGGTAACTTGGTTGGATCAAAGCATGATGGAGGTTTATATCCAATAGCTGTTGACAATCCAAGTTTCAACCCAACATTCACTTTTGCGACTGATTCAACAACGCAAAAGATAATGTTAGGATTTGACTTTGACAGATTATTTGATGAGTCTACAATGTACATGATTACACCAACAGAGGCTGGAATCAATTTTAACGATTTAAACGGCTTAGTTGACGTTAATTTGTTGAATGAAGTGATTGTTGCGACAAGTGTAACGTTTGATGCTGTATTAGACTATGGAACGGCTTTAAATCCGATTAAATTTAGTGGTGCTATTTCTGCGGATTTCACTTTGTACAACAACACAACAACGTCGACTGTATCGGTTACGGCTTATGAAAACTTACCTTTAGAGGGTAATTATACACTTACTTACATTGCTCAAACGGCTTTAGATTCTTTGACTTTATCAATTGTTAAGGCTGGATTTGATGGTGAGTTAACTTATGTTGCTGTATAATGTTTGTTCAAGTTGGAAATATACAATTTGCGGTCATTCATTTGACTGACAAATCGCTTAAAGACGCACAACTTTTGTTTAAGCACGTTAATCCGATAGTGGTTAAGAAAGCGTTTGACTTAGCGAATAAAGGTCTTAAAAAGCGTTCAACAAAGTAATATTAACGCAAAAAGTGAAAGGGAGTGATTAAGTTCATTCCCTTTTTTGTTGTAACTTTGTAATCATGGGACTAATGGATACGGTTTTAGGAGATTTAATGGAGCGGACAATGCACATTTCACAAAAAGAAATTTGGTTTTATGTTTTTTATGACACTAAATTTAAAAATGAGGTACTAGATTTCATTCGTATTGACCAGCTTTTTGAACAAGGGGTTGATGAGGATGACAAGGTTATCGGTACTTATTCCATTATAACAGAAACACAGTACAATCCTGAAAAGGTTGCTGGATCGCATTACACTTTGAAAGATACTGGAGATTTTTATCGTAGTTTTATGCTTGAGGTATTGCCTGACGGAATAGTTATAAACGCTGATGGATTAAAAGATGACGGAACGGATTTATTGGAAAAATTTACGGACAAAATTTTGGGACTTACTGATGACAGTAAAATCAAACTTATTAAGAAAGTCAAAGACAAATATTACGAAACAACATTACGATTATTACGAGGGGATTGAGGAACTCCCATTATTTAATTGGATAAAATGTACGTCCAATGATTTAAAGTACGTTAGAAAGGATAAAAAAGGCACAGAACAAGAAGATATTGAAGCATGGGAGCGAATTTATGACAGTTACATCGCCGAATATGGACTAAACGAAGTCTATAAAAAGCTGTTAAATGCAATGAAAAAGAAAGCAATGTTAGAAGTTGATTACATTTTGACACGTGAACGTTTTAAACTGACAGAAATAGAGATGCAAATAGCGAATTTAGACGCTATGATGATGAACGGAGGTAACGGAATGACTATTGAACAATCTTTAATCCATTTGAGTAAATGGTTGGGGAGTTGGGTTAATGCAAAGGAAATTAGTACAAAGGAATATTTTAATTTAATGAACGAGTATGGCAAAGAAAATAAGCGCAAGTGATATATTTAGCGAAGAGGATATATTCTTAGGAATAAGAAATTCAGCCGAAAAAACGATATTAACGTTTCAGGAAATTGACGCTGAGGTTAAGAAATTAGGAGCAAATATCAAAAAGGATTTGTCAGGTGCTGATTTCGGAAACACGAAAGGAATAAACAATTTTGTTGCTGCTACTCAAAAGGCAAATGACGCTAAAAATAAATCTATTCAGATTGACAAAGTACTAGCACAAGCGACAAAAGACGTTATTGCGGCTGATAAAGCGCTTATTGATATTGAAATAAAGAAACAAAAGTTAGTTCAAGAAGAGATAAGAACTGCACAACAAAAGGCAAAAATAGAACAAGCGAATGCAGCCGCTGCAAAGAAAACAGCTGAAGCGTCAAAGGTCCAAATGGATTCTTATAAACAACTTGCTGCGTCAACTCGAGATTTAAAAAATCAATCAAAGGAATTAGGGGCGCAATTATTAGCATCTGAGAAAGCTGGTAAAAGTGGGACGGCTGCATACGCACAATTGGAGCAACAATTTAGAGAGGTAACTATTGCGGCACAAGCTGGAGATGCCGAGTTAAAGCAAATTGATAAAACAGTAGGGGATAATTTCCGAAATGTAGGTAATTACGAGGGCGCAACAAAAGGATTAAAACAACAATTGCGTGAAATGACTCAGGCCCTACAAAACATGGAAACAACAGATCCACGTTTTAAGCAAATGACAATTGAAGCTGGTAATTTAAAAGACCAAATTTCCGACACAAACGCAATTATTAAATCAACGGCTGGTAGTGCTGTTGAAAATCTAGGAACAGGAATTGCAAAAGCTGGTAAAGTAGGTATTGATGCATTCGCTGGAATGACTGGAGCAATGGGATTGTTTGGTATTGAGTCAGAGGGTGCGATGCAAGCAATGTTAAAGCTCCAACAATTATCAGCAATGAGCGAGGCTTTGACGAGTCTAGGCGCATTGGGTGACACTATGACAGAAATTAAAGCGTCATTTATTGCAGCAGCTACAAAATTAGGTTTATTTACAACGGCAAAAGAAGTTGATGTTGCTGTAACGGAAACACAAGTTGTTGCCACAAATGCTGCAACTGTTTCAACTAATTTTCTAGGTAAAGCAATGAAAGCTCTACCGATTGTTGCATTAATTGCTGGTATTGCGGCGTTGGCTTATGGTATTTATAGTTTAGTTAGTGGAAATGAAGAGGCAGCAGCCGCAACAAAGAAAAGATTAGCAGCCGAAAAGGCAGCAAATGAAGAGGCAAAAGCTACCGCTAAATTTGTATCGGAGGAAAGTGCTCAATTTGTCGGGCTAATTTATCAATTAAAGGCGACAAACCAAACAAGTAAAGAACGTTCCGTATTAATTAAAGAAATTAATTCCCAGTATGGAACAACGTTAAAGAATTTGTCAGATGAAAATTTATTCCAAGAGCAATTAAATCAGGCGGTACAAGACTATATTGATTTATCTTATAATAAACTTAAATTACAAAAAAACGAAAAGTATTTTCAACAAAATTTAGAGAAAAAATTAAAAGCTGAAGCCGAATTTGGAAAAATTGTAAAGGAAAATAAAGAATTTTATGAAATGTATGGTATTACTGTTGGAACGGCAGAAGAAAAATTGAATGCTTTTAGAGCTAAAAATTCAGAAGTTAATACATTATTGAGAGCGCAAGAAGATATTATATTAGAAACAGATATTTCACTTGGGAAATTAGGATTACGACATGAGCAATTATCTGAAACACAAACAAAATTAACTAAAGGCGGAAAGGTTTATGTAGAGCAAAATAATAAAAATAATAATTCAACTGAAACAAACACAAAAGCAACAGCTGATAATAGTAAGGCATTAGAAACAAATATCCAATTATTAGAGCGTGAAAATGAAGCTAGAAAATCATTATTTGACACAGCCGAATTAGAACGAATACTTTTATTAGATGAGGAAAGAGCTGTTTTATCTTCGGAAATTGCAGTTACTGAGGGAGAAATTGCATTAGCAAAAGCTAATCAGTCGGGAAAAACAAAAGACATTATTAAAGCAGAACAAGATTTAAGAAAACTAAAAGAGGCGCAAATTAAATCACAATTACAACTTGACCTTGCCAAAACTGACGATGTAAACAAGCGAACGCAATTAGAAAAACAAGCTGAATTAGATATAATTAATTTAGGAAATGGTAAAATAGAGGGAGCAGAAAAGGCAAGTTTAGAAAAACGTCTAAAAACTCAGGAAGAATTTATCAAAATGACAACAGATTTTTTCATTAAAAACTCGGAAAAAAAGATTGCTCAAATGGATAAAGAAATTGCTAAGGCTGAAAGTCAATATACAGTACTACAACAATTAGCGGTAAACGGTAATATTAACGCTCAAGAATCACTAGCCGAACAACAAAGATTAATAAATGAAGCAAATGCGCGAAAGGAAAAGGAATTAAAACGCCAACAAAGAATCAAATTAGCAGAAAGCGTTTATTCAACTTATAATTCAAAGGTTGCAAGTGGATCAGAACACCCATTAATGGACACTATAAAAGACACAATGCTATTACAACAATTCATTGCTAGTTTACCAACGTTCTTTGACGGAACAGAGGACACAGGAAAGAATGGAAACGGAATAGACGGAAAAGGTGGCTTTCATGCTGTATTACACCCTAATGAGCGAGTAATTCCAAAGAGTCTAAACGAACAAATTGGAGGTTTATCAAATGAAGCATTAGCAAAGATGGCTAGTGAATACCAAAATGGTAAAATAATACGCTCAAATAGTCAAATTGGGAGCGCATTTGACACAGCAATATTAGTTGGTAAATTGGACGAGTTAACAACAGCAATAAAACAAAAGCCTGAAACGAATATTGGAATAGGCGAAATTACTCAATCGGTTATGGAGATTGTCAAAAGCACGAAGCAAGGAAATACAACTACTTATAATCGATATAAAGTTAGACGATGAGACATTTTTTAAATGAGATTGAAATAACGCCAAGAAATAGGGAGGCAATCGGAGTTGTTTCTGACTTTACAGATAACCCTGAAGTTTTAAAGGTAAATGTTGACACAATTGTTTTGCCTAGAGAGGCATACGACATTGTAAAGGATCACATTAACACGATTGGTTTATTTGAGGGAATTCCTTACAGGGTGCAAATGGCAAACGGGATTAGTTTAGATTATTACGTCGATTTGACAAGCGCTCCAGTATTCCGTTCTTATGAATGTGAGCTTAAGATAAAAAGACGAAGAGCAAATGATAACTTTTTTGACAATGCAAACGGAACATCTTTTGAATTATTGCTAGCAAAAGGGGTTGTTTTCCCAACGTTTAACGTACCTTATTTAATCATTAAGGATAATCAATTGGAGCTTGGAATAATGCTCTCATTTGCTTTGTTCAGCATGACACAGGCTTCAATACAAGCTATTAAAGATATTGCCAACACAATAAGCGAGGGGACAAGTGCATTTACACCGAGTATTGGAGCAACTGGTCCTGTTATAAATGTGGGACCAATTGTCGCATATTTTCTAAACATAGCCATACAAGTCATTTATATTGCGAGTTTACTTATTGCGATTACTGAAATGGCTGTGAGGTTGTTCAGCCTTATTTTCCCGAAAGTTCGTAATTTATTAGGCTGTAAAGTAAAGGATTTGATTGAGCAAGGCTGTAACTATTTAGGATTTACATTAGATTCAACGCTTTTAACATCTGAAAATTTTACTGTTTTGCCTGTTCCATTAGTCAAAGGACGGAAAGGAATATTTAAATTTGTGCCTGACGATTTAATTTCACCATTTAATAAGGGGGTGCCAAGCTCAAGTGACACAGTCAGCACATTGGGAAGTTTAATTAAGGCTGTTGAGGACACATTTAATGCACGAACAAAGGTAATCAATGGTATTGTTCAGATTGAAAGGCGAGATTATTGGGAAGATGTTGCAATAAATAACATTATTCCAGCTATGGTAATTCAGGCAGACAGACAGGACGAATTCAGTTACAACCCCGAAGATGTTTGGAAAAGATATTACATTCATTATAATTTGGACCAAATGGATCTTAATACAATGGATGAATTATACGATATTCATGATGCTGAATATAGTACTGAGCCTGTAAACGTTTTAAATAGTGATTTGGTAACGATTAAAGGACTTAATGATGTTGCCCCTCCCTTTGCGTTAGGACAAAGAAAAGACGCTCTAAATTGGATTGAAAAACTAGCTAAAAATTTGTTCTCAGTTATTGACGCATTAACAGGATTATTTGGAGGGGGTACAAATCTAGTGGCTAAAATTGACGCTAGGGTTGGGGTTTTGGTTATCAGTCAAAATTTCTTTTCAGTTACTAAATTGCTTTACACAATAAACGGAAAACAGCCCGTAAATTTCAAAGATTATGTGAGCGCAAAAGGACTGTGGGACAATTATCACTATATTAATCAAATAGCTTTGAACAGTTGGAAAATTAAAAGTGATGTTCGTTTGAGAATAATGGAGGAAGATTTCGTAACTTTGTTAAATAATAACTGGATTGAGGTTGACGGGGTTAATTGTGAGATTCTCAGATTGGAATGGATTGACGAGAAAAGTTTAGCTACTTTAACGTACAGAATTCCTGATAATTTCGCAAATGGTAAGGTTTCAACTTTAATAATAAATGAATAATGACTGAAAATATAACAGAAATTACTGAAAATTTGGAGAGTTCATTTAATAAATTGTTAAAAATGAATGCTGAATTATTGAAGTCTTTAAATGATGAGCAATTAAAGCAAGTTTTACCGATTCAAAACGATATAAATAATATTTTGAATGCTGTAAAAGGTGGGGATATTTTAGCAATAAACGAAATACAAAAGAAATATGCCAGTTCAAATATTTAATAAAACCTATACTGATATTTTTGGGACTTCGTTAAGTTATTATAAGACGAATGTAGGTGATCCAATGAACTTGGATTTAACTTTGCACGCTTCAATTAGATTAACCTCCCTTACAAATCCAATGTTTTTGGATGCGTCAATAAACTATATTACTTCTTCATCTCAAAGCTGGATTGAAGAGGGTTTTCGTGTTGGGGATTCTGTAACTTGCAATATTTATAATGTAGGGGGTGGGATTGTTCACACATGGACAACATCGGTTTTGTATGTTGATAATATACAGATAAATTTAAGCTCCATTCCTCATTGGATTGACACACAATTAAGTGAATTTATTACGATTACTGTAACAGGACGGTCCAGAGCAACGCTCGAAATACTTTTAAATCATGCTTTAAACTCAACTAGTGGATTATCTTTTTCGCTTATTGATGGCGAAAACACTAGAGCAAGGTTTGAAAATACTGACTCAATGATTGTTGGGGATACTTTAACAGGCATTATTATAGTCAATCAGTCCGGACAGTTCTTAAAAGAATGTTCACTAGAAAGATTAGCAGATTATTCTAGTGGAATTTCAGCTTATAATTTAAACGTACAATATATTAATTCAGGAATTTACGATCCGTCTAATTTTGCAACATCTGACTGTTTAAAAACCTATCTTAAAATGGAATGGGCAAGCCTTGATGGGGAGCCATTCGCAAAGACTGTGAGCGTATTAAATGAGTCAGGTGACACAGGATATTTTGACCAGCCTTATAACACAGGAGTTATTGACGCTGTATTAATTCAAGGGATTAATGAATTAGATTACGCAACAAACAGCACATTTGACATTATTATTGATTCGGCAAGTACAGATTACGCAATTGGATGCGCTTATCAGTCTATAAATACAGATTATTACAAAAATAGACCTTACTCACAGTCTGAATTATCAATGATTTTAGAGTCAACAATTCCGACAATTGGAGTTGATTATCCATCTTATATTAATGAATTTGGAGCAGACTATTTGATTGTTTTAAATTCAATTTCTACTGTTGGAACTGTAAACACTTTAAATATTACGTTTAAACCAAGCGTAAATTTCACAGCTTTCATGGATTCGGTTGAGGATGGCGACAGATTAATGAAGTTATGGGTAAAATTTGGCAATCTCAACTTATTAGTATTTGATGACCAAGCGACAAAAGAGCCTCCAGTTGGTGGTTTATTAATCCCTGTTCAAAATATATTCATTGACCATTCAGATAATACGACAGAGTCAGTTTATACTCATGATGGATATGAGGCAAATTCGGAGGACGATTTGGCATTTTGTGGTAAGTTTTTACTAGAAAAAGGCGCTATTTATGACTCTATAAATTACAGCATTGAGGCTTTCAATACTACAACGTTGGAAAGTTTTGATTTAAGCAACTGTTTTTTTAATATTTCAACTGTTCCTCAAGTTGGTGGGGTTTACATTCTTAACCAAACCCAAACAGTTCAAAATACTTTACCAACAACTAGTGAAAAAAGGGTTGCAAGTTTGATCCTTGAGCCGTCTTTGGACACATTAACCGAATATGGGGTTAAGGTTTATTTTCCGTTCTTGTTAAGATGGGAATATTGGTTACAACAATTGAATGCAGACGCTGATTTTTATCCAAATGAGCAGACTAAAAACTGGTTTAATTACAATGATTTAGGGGATTGGGAATTAAGATTAAATATCAACCTAATAAAAGACGGATTAAGCTATATTTTTACAGATGTTATAACAGATAAAGGCTATGACTCAACTGTTGACATTACACAAACGATTGAGCTGTATATTGACGCAACAAATACGAATGTTGGAATAGTTACAGAGGGGCAATTAATGCGAGTAATCGGAACACATGAGCTTATTAATGGGTTTATTTGGGACGATGCGACTGTTTGGGGACAAATAACGGTTGAGCCAACTGAAAGCAATCCACGTTTTATAAGTTCAACTGTAATTAATTACGATTATAACCCGTCTAATCCATTAACTCCATTAGTTGGGGAGGTTGGCTGTAAACTTACTTTTCCAACCCCGACACAGGCTAAATTAGAGTGCTATTTTAACCCTGATTTAATCAACTTAACGAACGGAGTAAAATTTACAACGAAGATAAAAGGATGTCAAACGGAAAGCGTAATGTTCAAAGTGACAACAACTAACCTTCAAAAATTAACTACTGATAACGATAATAAAATATTAGCATAATGGCAGACCAAAAAATACACGAATATCCAATAGAGCGTTTTGTTTATGGAGATGACGATTATTACGACATTGATTTTTGGGACGGTTTTATTTACCAAACGGCAAAGATAAAAGGATCAACTATTAAGTCGGCTATATTATCAGGAATAGCAATAAGTTTGACGGCTCCGAGTGCGTTTATTGTTGGTGGTAGCCCAGCAGATGGCGCTGGAACTTTAACTTTAACGGGTGCTGGAACGGCAAATCAATACATTCGAGGAGACGGGACACTTGCAACATTTCCAACGTCAGGAGGGGGTGGCAATAACGTCAATTTCTATTTGAATGGAGGGACTCCAGCAAGCGTTGGAACTTATTACCAAATGAGTAAAATTCCTGTAATTGGAACGGGGGTTAATTTCTCTTTGGCTGGTAATGGTTTAATTTCGCAATGGCTTACAGATGTTGGAGATCCAAACGTTACTGAAATACCAGCTGGAGCTTGGAACTTTGAAATGTTTTTTAGTGCTAGTTCAGCTGGTGGGACTCCTGAATTTTACGTTGAATTACTAAAATATGACGGTGTTACATTTACAACTATTGCTGACAGTTCACTTGTTCCTGAAGCAATAACTGGAGGGACAACAACGGATTTATACATTACAAGCGTCGCTGTTCCTTTGACTTCATTGCTTGTTACTGACAGATTGGCAATTCGTGTTTATATTGTCAATTCAATTTTAGGACGTACAATAACTCAACACACACAGGACTCAACACTAAACGAAATAATTACTACCTTTTCAAGTGGTGTATCTTCAATCAATGGACTCACAGCACAAACGCAATATTTGGCTGTTGGAACATCTGGAACAGATTTTAATATTGATTCCACAACAGATATACATACATTCAATTTACCAACGGCAAGCGCAACAAATAGAGGCGCATTAAGCACAACTGATTGGACTAATTTTGATTCTAAACAACCAGCTGGAAGTTATGCAACAGGAACAGGAACAGCTGACGGAACAAATACGGGTGACAATGCAACAAATACGCTTTATGAACAAGCTAAAAACGGCTCATTTGGAATGACTGTTGACGGAGGGGGTGCGTTGTTAACAAGTGGAAATATAGGCTATATTACTATGCCATATTCAGGCACAATTACAGGGTGGCAAGTGATTGGGGATATAGTTGGAACTTGTGTTTTTGATGTGTGGAAAACTGCCGCAGGAATTATACCTACTATGTCAAATAGTATTGTAGGAACAGAAAAACCAAATCTTACAGCTCAACAAATAAATTCAGATTTATCTTTAACAACTTGGACAACTGCTGTTAGTGCAGGAGATATTGTAGGTATTTCATTGGAAACATCCTCTTTATTAAGTCAGGCATGGTTAACAGTATTTATAACAAAACAATAATATGGATTTCACTTGGATAGTGTTGGAAAAGGTAACAACCCCCCAGCAACAGATTTATTGGCAATATGACGAAGAGGGAAACCCTATTCCTGACACAGAAACGATTTTTGATTATATCATGGTTTACACATTAGTTGAATATGACTTTCCTACTTATGAGACAAAAGTAACTGTTGAAATAAACCATTTTAATCCTCAATCAGATGAGGAAATTGAAACGGGAATTTACAACATGGGAATTACAGAGGAAAAAAAATTAGCTAATTTAGAGGAATAATGGCAGATAGATATTGGGTAGCTGGAGGAACAGGAAATTATAATTCAAGTACAAATTGGTCAGCAACATCAGGAGGAGCGTCAGGTGCATCTGTTCCAACAGCTGTAGATAATGTGTTTTTTAATGCGTCTAGTGGAGCTGGAACAGCTACAATAAATGTTGCTTCAAGTTGTGCAAATTTAAATCTTACTGGTTTTACGGGAACGTTGGCTTTTACAAACGCATTAACTGTAAATGGTACACTTTTAAATTTTGGACTAGGAACTTATACTTTAACAGGAACTGCAAAATTAAGATTGTTTACGGCAATGACCATAACTAGCAATGGTTCAACTTATACTGGAAATATTGAAATTGTGAATAATGCTACATATACACTTGCAGACAATTTAACTTGTTTAGGAACTTTTGAGTTTGCCACTAATAGTGGAACTACTACCTTAAACGGAAATATATTAAATATTTCGAGCAATTTATTACATTCAGGTACTTCAACAATATTAGGAACAACAGCTATTGTTTTTAATGGAACAGGTACTTGGTCACATACAAGTAGCGGTGTTTTAAGAAATAATGTTACAATTAACACGGCAGGAACTTTAACACTAGGAACAAATGTTTACTATAATACAGGAACATTAACCTACATAGCTGGTACTGTTATTACAACAGGAAACACATTAAATATTGCAGCAGCAACGACATTAAACACTAATGGTATTATTTGGAATAATATAACTACTACGCTTTCAGGAGCAATAACATTAGGTAGTAATTTAACATTAACTGGGACTTTAACTGTTAATGGTGGTAATTTAAGTTTTACAATAGGAGCATTTAATCTAATAAGCACAAATGCTAATTTAACACTAATTGGAGCACCTATTAATTTACCAGCAAATCAAACTTTTAAAAGCCTTACAGTTGGATCAAGTGGTGGTAATGTTACTACAAATACATTAACAATAACTGAAAATCTTACTATAAATGGTGCTCTTGCAGGAAATGCATCTATAATTTATGCAGGTACAGGAACTTGGACTGCATTAAATAATACATCTTTAATAAGTAATCCATTAACAATTAACACAGCTGGAACACTTACTATTTCAGGAATAGTTTATAAAGCATCAGGACTTTTTACTTATACAGCAGGAACAATTGATGATACAACAGGAACTGTTGCTGTTCAAGGATTGACTTTAAATATTTCAGGATTTACATTTAGAAAAGTTTTAGTAAATGGAACTATTACTTTAACTAGTAATATTAATGCAACTACTTTTGGAACTTGGAGTTCTTCGCCAACATCTTTTACATTAGGAGCTTTTGCACTTAACTTTACTCATTTAGAACTAGGGAATACTGGAACTTGTAGTTTACCTACAGCTTGGATATGTCAAGATATTACATTTACAAATCCAGCAGCATCTCCAACAATTAACGGCTTTAGTATCACAATCAATGGTAATATATTACAATCAAATGCTACTGCTTTAGGTGGAAGCACATCGTTTATTTATGCTGGAACAGGAACATGGAATACTACAAATACAGGATATTTTTCAAATAGTTTTACTATTAACACAGCTGGAACTTTAACAATTATAAGTGCTAATATTGGAGCTGGAATATTTACTTATACAGCTGGAACTGTAATAACAACAGGTTCTATTTTACATATTAGAGCAAATTCAACAATAATGAATCATGGAGCAATTGTATGGAATAATGTTACTTTAGGCTCAGGTAATACATTAGGTGCTGGAGGTATAACATCAATAACTTTAAATAATCAGTTAATTTGTTTAGGAACACTAACATTAAATTTAGGCACAGTAAATTTTAGTGGAACTAATGGGACATTTGACACCTATAACTTTTTACTAGGTATAGACGCAACTGCAAGGATAACAACTTTAGCATCAACAAAAACGTATAGGGTTAGACAGTCTTTTGTTTGTACACAGCCCACAAATGCAATTAGACTAACTTTACAATCATCAATTGCAGCGTCTCAGGCTATTTTTACACTAGACGCTGGAGCAACAATTAACGTTGGATTTGTAAATGCAACAGATATAAATTCGTCATTAGGTAGAACAATTTACAGTTATAGAGGAGTCTTTTCAAATACATTAAATTGGGCATTATTACCAACAGATGTTACATTTGGAGGTGGTGAAAGTTCTTATGTTTATGTTAATTAATAAATTTAAATAAAATGTGCGATTGCGTAAAAATAACATATTCAACAGGAGATGTTGCTCTAAATACGATTGAGGTTAACGCTTCAGGAACATTTAACGGAGCCAATTATTACACTTGGACAGATGCCTTTGATACTTATTTTTTGTATTGGAATTTAGGACAATGGGAATTTTCTTATACTTTGGGAGGCTTGGATTTGGCATTTATAAAAGATGGAAATATTGATTGTCCTGACTTTTCGAGTTTATGGGAAACTGAAACATTTTTAGAGTTAACAACAGAGGCTTGTGGTGATTGTAGCTGTGGAATAACATTTTCATTTGATAGTGGTAAAGGTACTTTTACTTATGATTTACAGCCAACAGGCGAAATAATCAACGGTCAAAACGTTTACGAATTTACAGATGACATTGGATTTGATAGCCAGCTTTACGTTATTTATTTTGATGGAACGGAATGGATATGCGAGGGGGATTTACAGGGTATTATTGCCAATTTACCTTCAAGTGCGCCTTGTCCAATTGGAACATGGACAATTAGTCTTTATCAATGGACAATGACTTCAATGGCTACAATTTGCCCTGATTGTGGATTGGAGGACCGAATTTTTAGACAATACAGCTCAATTAAATTGCCTCAATCGTTTGTTGAACAGGACAGAGGGTTAGTTGATTGCTGTTGTGTGGCTTTAGTTCTTGGATCGAGCGCTGAAAGTTGGAAAAATGACCT